TTGCGATCTATGATTTGCTCTTAGATATTTTACGACGTCAAAGTCCTGAATACCTTTGTCCATCTTTTATTGATTGTAAGACGGAACAAATCCTTTTATAGCTTTAGCTTCATTGAAGGTGTTGACAATACCTCTTTTCAAGAAACCTGGCATAAGTACACCTAATTTATACTTATCACCTTTTATAAAGTATTCTATCAATTGATGGAAAGCCGGGTGCTCGTTACAATTTTCAAGAATCATTATCCACCTAAGTGTTTCCATTTCCGGTCCCCACTTCCGAGGATCGTGAATACGCTCTGGGTTAATCGCGGTATTTAAAGCAAGAATACCGGGATAGCTACCTGCCATAACATCTCTCCCTTCTAAATCGAATGAGATATCACGATCGAAGAATCGTTGTAGGTAGTTGAAGTTTTCGGTGCTATCACCTTGTTTTTCTGGATTGGCTACCATGCCAAACTCGGTTGCAACTTCACCAAATACAGATGCTGCTTCGGGGTTGATTTTTGATAATCCAAGGAAACCATCATCGCCTAAACTTGACAAATAGCATCATTTGAGAGCTCTAAGTTTAGGATTTTAGTGGTATGGAGAATAATACCAAAAGATAAAATACTTTCAGCAAGATTGGTCCACCATGAAACACTTGGCATTCCGTGAAATCCTGTGTATAATTTAGTCGGCTCAACAAGGACGTCAACGTTGTTGATATGCTCTAGACTAGTTCTAAGAAGGTCTCTGTACGCGGTTGAAACACAGGTTGTAACACATCAATTACGAACTCAGTGCATAGTCCGTTGAAGTGCTTATCCATTTTTGTGTAGTCCAGAGAAAGGTATTGTACCTTATCACGCACTCGTTGTTTGTCTAAAGAATCAACTACAGGTGTGAAGCCCTTCCACGCAGCGAAAGATAATACTTCATTAGCCTTAATTGATCTAAAATAACATTAACGAATGATAATTCCACTAGGTTACATGACATGGCGAACATGAAAA